AATGGTAAGGAAGTAGAATTAACTGCTGACGAAATCAAAGAACTAGAAGCTAGAGATAAAACTTGGGCAGATGGTGAGTATGACAGACTAATGCTTAGTATTCGTCAAGAAAGAACAAATCTTTTAGCTGAATGTGATTGGATGGGAATGTCTGATACAACTATGTCTGCTGATTGGAAAACTTATAGACAAAAGTTAAGAGATATAACTAAAGATGTAGATACAGTTGATAAAGCAAAAGCTGTTACTATGCCAGAGAAACCGAAATAATGGACACAAGAACTATACATGATGTTGCGGCAGAGATGGAGGCACATGAACGTGAGTGTGCTGTATATCGTTCTTCTACACAACGCAGTCTTGATAATTTAGAAAGTAGAATTAAACGATTAGAACTGCTTTCAATGACCAGTACAATATCTATATTAGGAGTAGGATTAACTATAATATTTAAGGTATTCTAATGATAGACCCTATTAGTGCATTTGCTGTGTTAAAAACTGCCACTAATGCAATTCAAGAAGCAATAAAAGTAGGAAAAGATTTATCACAGTTAGGTGGTCATGTGCAGAGATGGGCAAATGCAGAAGCAAATATAGATATAGCGGCGGCAAAAAAAGGTAGTTTTGTAGGTAAAATATTTGGTAAGTTTTCTGCAACAGAACAAACAGCAATTGAAGCTCATTTTCGTAAAGAAGAATTACGTAGAATGAGAAAAGAAATGCGTGAAATCTTTTTATTATATGGAGATGCCGGGCAATGGGAACGATTACAAGCTGAGATAGCAGAGCATAGGGCTAAAAAAAAACAGCAATTACGAGAAATGGAAAGAATAAAAAAAAGAAATAGAGATATTGTAATTATTACAATTGTACTTATCATTGCAAGTATTGTAATGTATAATTACTTTGGATTTCTCTTGAAAATGAAAGGATTTATTTAGTGCAATTAAGTCCACATTTTTCATTAAGAGAATTTACTAAAAGCCAAATGGCTGAGAGATTAGGTATAGACAATTATCCTTCCCCATTACATATTACCAACCTCACCCATTTGGCTACTAATCTTTTAGAACCATTACGAACACTTGTGCAGAAACCAATTGTAATTACAAGTGGTTATCGCTGTCCTCCGTTAAGTGAAGCGATTGGTTCCTCATCTAAAAGTCAACATTGTGTAGGCAATGCTGTTGATATTGAAGTATTTGGTACATCAACTTATGACCTTGCAGACCTTATTGTTACTTCACTTAATTTTGACCAATGTATATTGGAGTGCTATACAGGAGAAACAAATAGTGGGTGGGTTCACGTTTCACTCGTACAAGAAAATAATAGACAAGAAGTTTTAACCTATGATAAGGTCAACGGGTATAGAAAAGGACTAATAAAATGATAGGTGCATTACTTGGCCCAATAGGTTCTGTAGTTTCAACGTGGCTTGAAGGTCGCAATCAAAAGATAAAAGCCGAAACAGAAACACGAGTAGCTATTGCAAAAAGTCGTGCCGAGATAGCCAAGAAACAAGCGGCAGGTGAGATAGACCTACAGCAAAGTCTAACTGACCAAATGGGAGAGTCATGGAAAGACGAATTTTGGACTCTTGTTATTGGTGGTATATTGATTTGTTCATTTTTACCATTCACACAAGATTCTGTACGTCAAGGTTTTGAATTCTTAGAAAAGTCAACACCGGATTGGTTCACTCATATAATATTAATTTCTGTTAGTGCCTCATATGGACTTCGTGTAGGTAAAGGAGCATTTGGTGTGCTACAGAATAAAATGGAGAAACGTAATGCCAAGAGGTAGACCAAGAAAAAATACACAAAATAATGATAAACCCATATATATTGATACAGAAGGTAAAGTTAAGACCGATATATGGTCGAGGATGCTTAAAACAGAGTACTGGCGAATGAAGTATCGTTATATGATGAATCGTCCTGTACGCTCAGCTATACTCGTTGTAGCTATTGTTATGGCTTTATTGTATTTATTCTAAAGAATATATACGTTTATCATACCGAAAATCTGAAAAGCGTGTACATTTCATTGCAACTACATTAAATTTAGATGACAAAAATTGTTCTTGTATACTCCACCATGTAAAAACATTACATTTTGAGAGTAAAGGAACAGCATATTTAACATACATTCTACTTTCATATTCTAACCAAAGTGTAACTACAAATAGTTTGAACATTATTTTTTACAAATTTGTTTGAAGGCAGTATACCCAAACATAGTCATTGCAGGCCTATCTTTTGGCGCAGATATACCTTTAAAAACAAAAGTACAATCATATTGTTTGTGATTAGCTAATGCTTGTTCAAAAAATGCTCTGTTCTCCGGATTAGCTATATTTAAAAGTAGAAATAAACTAAATACAATACTCATTGTGTTTCCTTTCTTGTTAATAGTTCAATAAATAAATTAATATCAAGGCACATAAGTGTAGTGCCGTGGTCTTTGTGAAGTGCTAGTATATCTGCACCTCCTTTCCAACGCTCCAAAGTTTTAAAGCCCTCACCATTTGCTCGTGCTTTTACTTCTACCGTCATTCTTGGTTCACGTATTTCTATATCATGGGGAAAGTCTTGTATAGCACCAGACATAGGTTGTCTACGACATTCAATGCCACCTCGATTAAGTTCTTTGACAAGTTTTGCCTCAACTCTGTAGCCTTTACGCTTACTAAATTTTCCCATTAGCTACCACCAAGTTCCGCCATTTGCCTTGTTCTTTAGCAAGGTAGCCTTTTTGTACGAGTTGCATACAAATTCTGTAAGCGTTTGCACCTGCAGAGTACCCACAGCCCTGTGCAATTTCCTCATAGCTAGGGCTGTAGGTATTTTGTGCAATGAAGTTCCGTACGAACTTCAAAACCTTGAGTTCATTTTTAGTCATTAGTATGGTACCTCATCAAACTCTTGACCAATTTCTGCTTTTTCTTCTGTATCAGATGGTCGTGTTTGTTCTTTTGAAGTAATCATAGATACTTTTTTGGGTGCATTACCTCCAAGCATTACAAGTTTGCTAGAAAATTTTTCCATATGAACTTCTGCTTTTTCTTTTTCTACACCTTCGTGTTCGAATGTTCTGTATACAAGTTTACCTTTGATATAAAGTCTGTCACCTTTCTTGACAAAACGCTCAATTGTATCAGCTAATCGTTCATCCCAACACACAACCTTATGCCATTGTGTTGTATCTGGTGCGTCTTTTCTTTTATCTGTAGTTGCAAAAGTAAAGATTGCATACTTGTTACCATTAGATGTTTGTTTTATATCGGGGTCAATACCCGTGTTACCGATAAGTTGCACTTCATTCAGACTTGCCATTAGATACTCTCCTTTCTGCATCAATTACTGCAAAGTGTTCTCTTGTTTTTTCAATGTATTTACTGCTATCAAATAACCCAAGAAAGACATCTGCTGACATGCCAAGGTGACTAAATGCTTTAGTCATAGCATCTGTCATTGCTTTCTTTGGTGCCTCATCATCAAGCCCACCATTCTTTTTGTATAATGCTTGTACAGAAGATACCGGGCCATATTCATACCATTTTTTATCTAGCTTTGTAGGTACTGAGTATTTGATAGATACTTCTGCAAACACACATTTGTCTGTGTAGGTATAGTTTACGTGATATGACCAACCTTGACCTACCGGGCCAAACAAGTCGGTCATCATCATAATCTGATACATTGGGTCAATAGTTGTAAGTGTTTTACCACCAAACTTTTGAAATGGTTTGGTATATTTGGGATTAGTTCTACCTAAAGTTTTCCAAATATCCATATTAGTTTTGATTGTATTTGTCATTTATGCTCCTTTCATTTTACGAATTGACAAATGGTTTGCCTTGTTTCGGGCTATTTGGAGGCCCGAACCAGAGGCAAACCTACAATTACTAGGTACTATATCTTTTAATTGTTTACCTAATTCTTTATGTAAATCATGTGTATCTTTTGTTGTACACCATTCTGTAGCTAGTGAAGTAAATTCATTGTTTTTCTTTTTGTCATAGTCAATTGAAATCATGTCATCTAGTACAATTGATTTGATATGTTTGTGTTCTTCTACATCACGTGATGGGATAATATCTGTATCTAACATCTTTTTGAACTTGTCAGTTTGTTTGATAAGTTCATTCATATATTTTTTATCTTTACTTACTTTGCAATATTGATATTCAAAGTTACCAAAGAATACAGATAAATAAATAAAGTCAATACCAGAGACAAGCATATAATGATGTAGTTGTGCATAGTATGTTTCAACAACTTTTTGTATATTGTTAGTATGATAAGTATGCTTACATTCAAGTGGCACCCAATTTTTTGTAGAGGTCAGGCAAATGCCATCATAACTTGCATGACGCCAATCTACTCTGTCTGGAAACTGTGCATCAGACCAACGATATGTAGATACTTGCATACCACTTTCATGTTCAAAAAATTTACGATTAAGTGCTTCGGTTGCTTGACCAATACATACTGATACTTTCCATTCCAAGTCTTCTGGTTTTTGAAAACCTTTGATTTCATTATACAAATTGTACCAATCGCCTTTCATAATTCTAGTGGCATCACTACCACCGATAGTGTGTTTTCTTTTATACATGAGATTAACTCCTTTTATTGTTATTATATTGTTGTATTATACCGTCTTTGTCGCCATTGTGCAAACGACAAATAGGTTTGGTGAAAGTTTTGTAGCCACAACTTGTGGCGTTCAAAATCTGGCTCCATTACATCAAGAAATTCTTTAGGTAATGGAAGTCTTCGCCATTTTGCACTAGCAATAATTTTTTCTGTATTATATGTTAGTACAAATTCTGGGAAGCGACTAAGTATTTTGATGTAAACACTTAGTCCAAGTTCATTAGGTACATTGCAACTGAATGTTGAGGCAATCGTTTCTAGTACCATACCAACTGTCTTAGTTGAAGCAGGTTGCATTACCTTGTACCATGCTCTGATTTTGTGTAAGACATCATCAAGATAAAACGACGCCGCTGTACTGATAGCATCAGTCCTTGGTTTGTGTTTTAAGTCGTATGTTAGTAACATTAGAGATTCGTTGACGTCTTTCTTGAACGCCCTCGGAACTGACGACCAAGTTGCTTTCCGTATTCTTTCGTGTATTGGCAAATTTTTGTGCTCGTCTGAGCCAATTTCTGAAGGAAGCGTGCCAATCGCTTTTAATTGCTCCAGTTGATTTGTAATAGTCAATAAAGATTTCTCGTTCTTGGTTATAGTCATAGTGCTCTCCGTAAGTTTTGGTTATCCAATCTAGTGTGTATTGGCAAGGTTGATATTCAATTGAAATGGTTGTCTTGCCGTGAAGCATAGTAAGTGTTGTACCTAATGCAGTACACCAATCTATAAGCAGTTGTGCATTTGGCACTTTCTTGCCACACTCCCAAAGACTTACGGACGATTCCGCCACGCCTATCCTATCGGATAGAGCACGGCTACAAAGCCGTAAGTCTTTTCGTACCTGTGCTAGTTCTTGAACTAGCTGTTTGTAGTTCATTTCTTCCCCTCACTTTCTATTGCTCCGACATACATATATTTGGCATACTGTACTGGTTTGCCAAATTTGTTTACATCATCTACAAGTATTGTATTGATATAATGTTCTTTGCGTAGTTCAAAGATTATAGCACCTAATCTAAAAGAAGCATACATATTTAGTGCTTCGATTGGTGTAATACTTCTGTGTAGCTTAAGATGTTCTAAGACTTGTTGTTTTTGACTCATATTACCTCCTTATTCATAGGAATGAATATTTTAATGTGAATAAAACCACCTTGCATAGATGAAATTGTGTGCTCATATGGACACGTTTTAATCCAATTAAGTGCACCTTCAATGTTAGATACTTGAAAATTTACCATTTAGACTCCTGTAAAGATTGATTGAGGAGATGAAAGTGCTTTAGCTACTTCATCTTCTCTGCGTTTTTGTGTCTTGTGATTACCTACATGGGTAGCCCAATGGGTCATAGTATTATATACAGCCCACAAGTTTGTACCAAGTGTAGACTTTTCTTTATCGTATTGACGCATAAGTTCTTCAAATTGAAACATATTCCACGGCATAGAAGATGTGCTACGTGTAAATGTTTTACATAAAGTTTGTTTGAAAAATGATTCAACTGCATGGTCTT